TCCTTTGTCTATTTCTGCCATATATACTCCTATCTATTCCTAACACGTTTCATTAGACCTTGCAACCCTTGTGAGTTAGGGCCCGCTGGTGGTGGGGGTCCTGAATCTACACCAGCTAATTTAGCTATACCGCCGCCTGCTGCTGAGAATTGGTCAAAATCAGAAGGAGATAGTCTTTGTTTTTTTCTTTCAGCCTCGTCTTCTGTTAAATCCATTTCTGCTTGTCTACTTTTTTCTAAATTATCTAGAAGAGATTCTTCTGTAGGAAACTGTTTTATAGCCTCATCAAATTTTTTTAATCCTATGTTTAATTTACCTTTACTTCTAACCCTTTGTCCTCTAGTTCCTTTTTGTAATCGCTCTAATTCCATAAGTCTTTCATCTAAATCTAATAATGCTTGGCCTTTACCATATTCAGGGAAATATTCTTTTAGTTCATCTCTTCTAAGTTTTTGATCTGCAAGTCCGAGAGACAAAGCACTTAGTGCTATATCTTTTCCACGTCTACCACTTGCATAATCAAATGCAGCAAACGGAGCCACAAAGAGAGCCTCAATAGCAAGAGCTGCAGGTCCTAAAACATTTTTTAATACTCTTGCACCTTGAGACGTTTTTCTTATGGATTTGTAATTTGCTCTGTCAGCCAGTGTTAATTTTTTTGGATCTGTTGTTTGTAGTTTGTTTATACCTCTTACAGCACAACGTGATAGGTTTTCTCCTTTTGCAAGGGTAATACGTCCACCCATCATTTTACCTGGGCAACCTATTGCTGCTAATTTTTGAAGATTATTTTTTCCAACTTGTCTACCAATGTTTAGCCTAGCCATTAAATCATCAGGAGATCCAGCTTTTGTTGTTTTTGTAGTTGCTCCGGGTGAGGCCTGAAGTTCTGCAAAAGAGTCAAAAGCTCCTGTATAAATATATCCTTTTAAAGTATCTCGATTTACAATAATTGGTTTTAAAACATTAGCAGCTTTGCTTCCTTGTTTACCGCCTGTTGCAACTACTTCTAATAAATCATTGTTTACTTTATCAAGTTGATTTTTTAATCCCTCTGTACTTTTTCTTTTTAGCTTATTAACTAATTTCAATTGTTTTCTATACAAAGGTTTTAATTCATCATTTAAAGCTTCAGCCACTTTATTATTTACGTCCTGTGTTTGTATAGCCAACGCATCAATTGGATAATCTATGTCTAATTTTTTAGCTTGAAAAATATTTGCCGTGTGCGCAAGTTCATATTGTCTTCCTAAACCTGTTTTTTGTT